GCAGATGCTAAAGCTGCGGGTGATGCTGAAAAAGCAAGAAAACTACAAATTCAAGCTGCAGCTAAAGCACAAGAAATTTCTAGAAGACAAGCCGCACAACAACAAGCAGCAATTGAACGAGATCAACGAAACGATAGAGGCGGAGACGCTGGTGCATATTCAGGATCTACAGGTGGTTATAACGAAGGTAACTATTGTTTTGATCCAAGCACTCCTATTCAAATGGCTGATGGTTCAACTAAAGAAATTAAAAACATACAACTTGGTGATGACACTAAAGGTGGAGAAGTTACAGGTGTATTCCAATTTAAAGCGTCTGATGAGATTCACGATTACAAAGGCGTTACTGTTGCAGGCAGTCACTACGTTAAAGAAGATGGTAAATTTATTATGGTCAAAGATAGCCCGCTGTCCGTCAAGATCGATAAAATACCAGTTGTCTACTCACTAGATACAACTGGCCGACGAATCTTTATTAACGATATTGAATTCGCTGATTACAATGGTGATGGCGTAGCTAAAAACTTCCTAACGAATGCTGGTGTAGATCTTACAGGTTTTGATACAGAAGTATTAAGACAAGTAGAGCACCGGTTAATCTAGGAGGCGATAGTGGTAGCTAGAAACGTAGAGGGTAGACAAAAAGCTTTTGATGTCATAGAAAAATTAATTGCACAAGGTGAACCTATAAGGTTCATTGATATTTCAAAATTAATAGGAGTACCATCAACTACTGTAAAAAGAGTTTATGATGAAAACTTTAAAGGTAAAGGAATTCTTGGTAGAGCTCCCAATAGTAGTAAAGTAATTGATGAAATAATTTCAACAGGTGTTGTAGATAAAGATGAAATTAAAAAAATAGCTAAAAATAAATATAAAATTAATATTGAAGACAGAAACATAATTAAAAAATTAAATATAGCCAAAGATGCAACTGTTGAACAATATGTAGAAGATATTAGAAAAATGGTTAAAGATCCTAACTATGTTTCTAAATATATTAAACCAGCAACCGAAGTTGGAGAGCCTGCAAATTTAAGAGCTGCAAAAAAAATAGTTTCTAATGAAACTGAAAATTTTAAATTAAAATATGATAGAAATAAAGAGAATACTAAAAAAAAGAAACGAGCAGCAGACCCAATAAAAAGAGAAAAAGATTTAGTTTCTAGAGCAGAAAATAGAGTTAGAAGAAGAATTAAAGAAAAAGACGTAGCTCTAACAGACAGAGAACGAAAATTAAATTTAGAACAAAGAGCAGAAACTAGAAAACTTAATGATCCAATTAGAAAAAATCCTGAATTAGTTTTAGATAATAAAGAACTAATGGAAAAACTTTCTATCACAGTTTCTAAAGATGGAGACATTATTAAAATTCCTACTGGACTTAATAAAAAATATTTAAGTGAAAGAGGTTTATTTGAAATAGATCATCAAAGAGACATTTACAAAAAAGGAAGAGGTAAAAATTTACCTGCTAATAGAAATTTAATTGCAGGTCCTTACAATAGATCAGGTGGTTTTAAACAAATGGCTGAAAAATATATTGAGTCTAATCCTAATCCTGACGATCCTAAAGTAAAAAACATTTTAAAGACAGCAGAAGATATACAAGTAACTTTACAACCAAATGTAGATGATGGTATTTTTCCAACTAAATCTTTAGGATTTAAACAAATTGCAGATCCAGTTGAAAAATTTCAAGAAGTTAGTTTAAAGTGGAACAATGATATAGGTGCAATTGTAGAAACTAATAACCCAGATTTTGCTGTTAAGAATGTTACTGAAGATTTAAAATTATATGCAGAAGAAAATCCAATACCTGTTGATATTGATACTAAACCACCAAAAACAAGTCCAACCGTTTTAAAAACAGTTACTAAAACTCTAGCTAAAGTTGGAGCTCCTTTACCTACCGCCTTAATTGATTCTTACTTTGTAGGACAACAAATAAAAGATGGAAAATCTACAGCAGAGATTGCTCAAGACCCAATGAACTGGATAGGACTTGCTGCAATGGAGCCTTTATCAAAAGTATCAGGCATAGCTGAATCTGGTAAGTTAAACAGTGCCTTGAGATTAGGATTGAATCCTGCTACAATTAGGGGTATAAGCAGGTTTGCAGGTTTACCGGGACTTGCAGTGAGTACAGCTATGACTGCATATGACCAGTATAAGAAATATCAAAATGAAGAGGGATTCATATATAACCTGTTCAATAAAGAGGGAAAATAATAAATGGCCACGATAGATAAACCGCTTCCAAACGTTTCAGAAACCGTTATTGAAGTTCCAAAGCAAGAAGAATTAGTAGAGGCAAGAGAAGAGATAATTGAAAAGAAAAATCAACAGGGTAATGTAGAAGTTACTATGGATGAAGAGGGTGGTGCAGAGATTGCATTTGACCCTAGAGCTATTACTGAAGAAGGTGGCCAAGATCATTTTGAAAACCTAGCAGACTTTTTAGGAGATGATGTTTTAGAACCATTGGGTGCTAAAATGGTAGATCACTATAATGAATACAAAGAATCACGTGGTGATTGGGAAGACACTTACAAAAACGGTTTAGATCTTTTAGGATTTAAATACGAAAGAAGAACAGAACCTTTCAGAGGTGCATCCGGTGTTAATCACCCTGTACTTGCTGAAGCGGTTACGCAATTTCAAGCGCAAGCTTACAAAGAATTATTACCAGCTGATGGTCCGGTTAGAACTCAAATTTTAGGAGCAGTTGATACTGCTAAAGAAGAACAGTCTAAACGTGTTAAAGATTTTATGAACTATCAGATTATGGATCAAATGAAAGAATACGAACCAGAGTTTGATCAAATGCTTTTTTACCTCCCTCTATCCGGTTCTACTTTTAAGAAAGTTTACTATGACGATCTTTTAGGTAGAGCCGTTTCAAAGTTTGTACCTGCGGATGATTTAATTGTTCCGTACTCTGCAAATAGTTTAGAAGATGCAGAGGCAGTAATTCACGTAATTAAAATTTCTGAAAACGATTTAAGAAAACAACAAGTAGCAGGATTTTATAGAGATGTAGAATTAGGATCACCACCTGTTGTAGAAAATGAATTACAAGATAAAAAATTAGAACTTGAAGGAATTGCTAAAGATGGTCAAGAAGATCAATATACTTTGTATGAAGTTCACACTAATTTAGATTTAGAAGGTTACGAAGATATGGGAGAAGATGGTGAGCCTACAGGAATTAAACTTCCTTATGTTATAACTGTATCTCAAGCAGGAAATAAAGTTTTATCTATTAGAAGAAATTATGCTGCAGAAGATCCATTAAGAAAAAAAGTAAATTACTTTGTACAATTTAAATTTTTACCTGGAACTGGTTTCTATGGTTTTGGTTTAATTCATATGATTGGTGGTTTAACTAGAACTGCAACAGCAGCATTAAGACAACTTCTTGATGCAGGAACTTTAGCAAACTTACCAGCAGGATTTAAGTCTCGTGGTATTAGAGTTAGAGATGATGCACAACCATTACAACCTGGTGAGTTTAGAGATGTAGATGCTCCTGGTGGAAACATCAAAGATCAGTTTATGACTCTACCTTTTAAAGGACCAGACCAAACTCTTTTACAATTAATGGGAATCGTAGTTAACGCAGGTCAAAGATTTGCAGCAATTGCTGATATGCAAGTTGGAGATATGAATCAACAAGCTGCAGTTGGAACTACAGTTGCATTACTAGAACGTGGCTCACGTGTGATGTCCGCAATCCACAAAAGACTATACGTTGGTCTTAAACAAGAATTCAAATTATTAGCAGAAGTATTTAAAACATACTTACCACCGGTGTATCCATATGATGTACCAGGTGCAAGACGTGAAATTAAAGTACAAGATTTTGATGACAGAATAGATATATTACCTGTAGCAGATCCAAACATCTTCTCACAGACGCAAAGAATCTCACTGGCACAAAGTCAATTACAACTGGCGCAATCAAATCCTCGTATGCATAATTTATACCAAGCGTATAGATCTATGTATGATGCGCTGGGTGTGAAAAATGTAAATGCAATCTTGCCTCCGCCTGCTCCACCACAACCGATGGACCCTGCGTTAGAAAATATTATGGCAACGAGTGGAAAACCGTTTCAAGCATTTCCAGGACAAGACCACAAAGCACACATTGATGCTCATTTAGCTTTTATGTCTATTTCTATGGTACAAAACAATCCTGCAGCTATGATGGCATTACAAAAAAATATACTTGAACATATTTCTTATATGGCACAAGAACAAATTCAGTTAGAATTTGTAGAAGAAATGCAAGAATTACAAATGATACAACAACAATTACAACCAATGATGCAAAACCCACAAATGCAACAACAAATGATGCAAAATCCACAAGCAATTCAAATGCAACAAAGGATTCAACAGATAACTTCACAGATTGAATCTAGAAAAGCGAAGTTAATTGCAGAAATGATGATAGATTACGCTAAAGAAGAAGACAAAATTAGTTCTGAAGTAGGTGGTGATCCATTATTAAAACTAAAATCACGTGAATTAGATATAAAAGCTAAAAATGATCAAGAACAAGCAGCGAATAGAGAAGCAAGATTGGATTTAGACACTATGAAAGCGATGATGAACGACCAACAACACGATGAAAAGTTAGAACAGAACGAAGAACTAGCTGGACTACGTGCAGGAGTCTCTTTGGCTAAACAAACAATGGCTGATCAAAGCAAGATTCACGATTTCGGTAGAAATTTTAATAAAAAATAGATATAATCTACAACTTAAGGAGTTAACTATGGTTAAAAACAGAAAAAATGGTAGAGACAACGTAAAAGTTGTACCTGAACTTGGTGCTAACGCAAAAGGCGAGCAACAAGGTGGGATTCCAGTTGAAATGACTGATCCATTTACATCACAAACAGTAGATGTAAGAGGTACGAAGCGTATGCGACCAGATAAAAAACCTGTAAAAGCAACTTGGTACTAGTATGTGGTTATCAGCAATTAAATTAGCTGTCTCTGCTGGTAGTAAAATTTATGCTAACAAGCAGAAGGCAAAAGTCGCGATGTCTGATGCTCAACTGTTGCACGCAGAACGACAAGCTCGTGGTGAGGAAGCTTACCAAGGCAAGTTGTTAGAGGCACGTCAAAATGATTACAAGGACGAGTTCGTTCTCGTAATTTTGTCGGCGCCAATAATTGTGCTCGCGTGGGGAGTCTTCTCGGAGGATCCTGGCGCTCTCGATAAAGTGAAAACTTTCTTCGAACATTTCGCGGCACTCCCGACTTGGTTCAGTACCCTTTGGATCCTCGTCGTCGGATCAATTTTTGGAATTAAGGGTACACAAATCTTTAAAAACGGAGGGAAAAAATAATGCCAAATAGAAGATTTAACACACAAGTAGCTCAACCACTTAAAACAGGTGGCAGAGTTAAAAAAATGGGTGGCGGAATGTCTACTAGAAGAAGAGATATGAAGTCAGGTTATTACCCAGATGATATGGGTATGAAAGGTGGAGCAATGTATAAAAAAGGTGGATCTGTTAAAAAGAAAAAACAGGGCTACAAAGATAGAAAAGATGAATCTATTGCAATGAGAATCAGAAAGAAAAGAACTAAAAAACAATTAAAAGCTTCAAGAGATGATTCTTACGGTAAGTTTGGTTCTAAAGCTAAAAAATCTGGAAAAATAAACAAGTAGTTTATGGCAAAAGATTTTATACAGAAGGCTATTAAAAAGCCGGGAGCTTTGCGTAAATCTTTAGGAATAAAGAAAGGCAAAAAGATTCCAGCTTCTAAATTAAAAGCCGCTGCGAAGAAAAAAGGTAAGCTAGGACAACGTGCTAGATTTGCTATGACTTTAAATAAATTAAGGAAAAAATCATAATGAAAAAACTAAAACCATTACCAAAAGGTAAAAAATCTAAAGGCTTAAGAAAACTTCCTAAACCAGTTAGAAATAAAATGGGCTTTATGAAAAAAGGTGGGAAGGTTAAGTAATGGCTAAACTTTGTCCTAAAGGAAAAGCTGCAGCAAAACGTAAGTTCAAGGTATATCCTTCAGCTTATGCTAATATGTATGCTTCAAAAGTTTGTAAGGGCAAAGTTAGAGCTAGTGCAAAGAATGGTGGTTTCATTGCACGAGGTTGTGGCAAAGTAATGTCAGACCGAAGAAAGAAAACGAAGATTGCCTAATGGGAGATTTAAAGAAATGGGTAAACGAGAAATGGGTGGACATTGGAGCACCGAAGAAGGATGGGAAGTATCAGCCTTGCGGGCGCTCAAAAGGTTCGAAGAGAAAATATCCGAAGTGCGTCCCACTTGCAAAAGCCACACGAATGACAAAGTCGCAAAAGGCGAGTGCTGTCAAACGAAAGAGAGCTGCAGGGAACCCGGGCGGTAAACCAACTAACGTTGCTACTTTTACAAAAAGAAATAAAAAATCAGATGGTGGTATGATAAAACAAGCTCAAAGAAATTATGATGGTAGTTATATTTCTGGAAGTTTAGGTGGTGTTGAAGTTTCAAATCCAAGTTTAAGAAAATATTATAAGGGGATGTTGTAATGAGAAAACAAGACAATATGCCTGCTAGAAATAAAAAAAACTTTAGACCTACAAAGTCTGGAGCAGGTATGACACGAGCCGGTGTCGCTGCCTATAGAAGAAAAAATCCCGGTTCAAAATTAAAAACAGCTGTGACTGGTAAAGTTAAAAAAGGGTCCGCTGCCGCTAAAAGGCGAAAATCATACTGCGCAAGAAGTGCAGGTCAAATGAAAAAATTTCCTAAAGCTGCGGCCAATCCAAATTCGAGACTTCGACAGGCACGTAGAAGATGGAAATGCTAGAT